GTGGCTGGGGTAATGCTGGTGCAGCTAATGCTCTTGGAGTTGGCTACCTATCAAACCAGCTAAGCAATGATTCTAATGTGAATACATTGCTTCAGGCTCTTAATGGACGCGCGGATTGTATTAGCCATTTAGCAAGGAAGAAGTTGAAAATATTCTCAAAGCTAATAATATTACTCTTAATAATAATGCTCTATACGACCACGTATTTGTAGCTAATATGGCAAAAGCCGATTATTTCGGCAAAAGCATACCGAATGAGAAATATTTAGCTATGTACATAAAAGATGTTATTGACGATGAAGATGGCTATGAAGGCCTACCATTTAATCGTTGGTATTCTGATATGTGTAGAAAAGGTAAACCCATTGACTGGAATGAAATGTTGTGATTAAGCAGCAACTTTTTATCGAAAAATATGATTGGCACTTAACTGTTTTGTATAAAGCCAACAAAGATATTTCGACTGTAGTTGAAGCACTGTGGTTTATCAAATGCCCTTATGGCATAGCTACACAAGCAATTCAAACAATAATAGCAAAAAGAAATAACGGTTTCTGTTTTACAAATAATCTTATTAAATCAACTCTTATTGGTATATCAGAAACTGATTCAGATGAGCAACTTGTTAATACTGTGGTCCATGAAGTAAAGCACATGCAATCACATATCTGTAGTTATTATAATATAGATGAAAGAAGTGAAGAAGCTGCTTATCTTATTGGCGATACAGTGGAAGAACTTTATAAAGTATTTAAATATGAGTTGGAGCAATCTTAAAGCAGGTATATCTGCTGTTGTAAAAGAAAATAACAACCAGGAAATAACTGGTGCTAATTTGCAAAATGTGCTTATTACCATGATAAATAGCCTTGGCGCCAACGCTACCTGTGGTGGTATCGCACATCCTAATACATCTCCAGGAACACCAGACGGTCCTGTTTTTTGGATTGCCTCTGGACCTGGTGTGTATGTTAATTTTGGAAATACTAAGATAGATAATACGGGTATTTTTACTTGGAACGGGGCTTCTTGGTCTTTTGAAGAACTTGATTTTATGAAGAACATGCAGACAGACATTGCCAACTCTGTGCTGCAGAGCGTTTCGTTCGGCGTCACTGGCAACACAGCAACCTTGACCATCAAGCAGAAGGGCTATGATGCCATATCCGTGAGTGTGCCGATAGCAACAGACAGCCAGAGCGGCTTTATGACGGCTGCCGACAAGGATAAGCTCGACAGTACATACAGCAAGCAAGAGATTGATGCCGAAGTCGATGAAATCAGGGAGGAAATGAGCGACACTATGAGCGAAATGGTATCACGCATCAACGGCAAGCAAGACAAGCTGGTCGCAGGCGACGATGCAACGAGGCTTAACGGCACAAAGCTGTCAACGAAGCAAATTTTTACTGGCCGTATTGACACAATCGCAGGGGCAGTGCCAACGTTGCTACCTACTGGTGATTGCATATACAACTCAGCTGACAAAAAATTGTATATCGGTGACAGCAATAGTCAGCCTGTCGAAGTTGCCATGCCCGACGACTTCCTGTTTTTCTCAAATGGCAAATTGTATCATTATCAATTCGGCAATTTCGGCGAAGTGGAGACAGGTACAACTTTAGTGGCTGGCGACGGAGCAACACGTATCAACGCCAGTGCGTTAAGTACTAAGCAAATATATAAAGGCACGGTAATAAACACAAATGGGGTGCCAACTCTGCCAGTTGGCGCGTACTGCTTCAATACAGCGACAAAGAAGCTCTATGTTGGCGCACAACACGACAACGCAGTGGTCACTGACACGGTTCCCATGCCCGACGACTTCCTGTTCGTTGACACAGCATCAGGCACGACTTATCGCTGTGACGGCACGACGCTGCAGAACATCGCAGCTGGAGAGCTTAAGGTAGTGAACAATCTCACAGAAGGTGGAGAGGAGAGTGCTTTATCCGCAGAGATGGGCAAGGTGCTGGCTGAAAGACTTGCAGAGGCTGATGCAAAATGGACAGACATCGCTGATGGTGAGGCAATGTCGGTTGATTGTGTGAAGCAGATACGTTGCTTGACATTGACTGTAATTGGTGATGTGTATGACTCGATGTCGCTAGATGGTGTTAAAAATGTGATGGCGCTGACGGCAACATATGATGACAGAAGCACTGAGCCGATAACTGAGTTCACAGTTACTGGCGTGGTGAAGGCCGGCAATCAGAATTTTATTGCAACATACAACGGTATAAAAGCGAGCCTTGCGGTTGAGGTGCTGCATCGAACAGCTACATTGGCAAGTATTAGTGCAAACAGTAGCGTGAACGAGGTGTCGATGTGGACAGAAACAGAAGAATTGCGCAAGTATATAACCGTTACGAAAGTTTACTCGGACTCAACAACAGAGCTGACCAAGGATTACACACTGAGCGGTGAGTTACAACAAGGCGCCTCTACAATCACTGTGTCCTATGATGGCGACAAAACAAAGACAACGACACTTACTTTTACAGGTGTCAACGATGGCTCGTATGTAACAGACTCTCTGGAGGCTATGGTTGATTTCTCGGACTACGCGGACGGCTATACTGGCGAAATTATTGATAAGGCAAAAGGACATCAGGTAGTTCTAAATGCGTCGCTTGCAAATGCAGCGACAAAAGCACCCTACGGTGGCATCCATGGCGGCAAACTGGTGCAAGCTCAATGGTATGAGGGGACTACGGGCAAGGGACTGTCGTTGGATCTCAAAGAGTGCGCTCCGGCCGGTGTAGTCACGGTGGAGCTCTATGCCCGCATACGAGGTAAGTACAGTGGCTCTGGCGCGACACCGACTATTGGTGCTATTTCAACATTTATTATAGCTATGTCCTCATTTGCCATCTCGCCAAACAGTGCGTATGTCAACGAATGTCGGTACGCCCCACAAGGAGAAATCAATTTAAAAGGGCCAGCGGCAAATCCAGACATAACGACAACTGGCTTAAACTTGCCATACTACGACAGCTCGCACACAGATGTAAAGGAGTTGGTGCATATAGTATATACAATGGCCAATAAGTTGCAGAAGTTGTATGTCAATGGTCAGCTCATCATTGATGACAGCAGGGGTGGGTACAGTTGCACTGGCGGCACCGATGTTAGGATATTTCCCAATCCGGGATATGTTGCAGCTGACATTGCTGTGGTGCGTGTCTACGGCAAGGCTCTCAACAACAAAGAGGTGCAGCGCAACTATCTAAATTGTCAAGCAAAACACGGGTCTCAAATAAATTAATGACATGAAAGGGAATATTAAGAAACTGGAGAACTACCCTGTATCGGTTACAGCAGGTACTTATGTCACAGGGACGGACATAACGATAGACGAGGTGTTGCACAACCCTTTTCTCATTAGAATACTAGAGCAAAACCGCAACACTCTAAAGCGACTAATGGGAAAATGGGAACACAACAGCACATTCTATGCCGCATCAAAAAGTGCAGCGGTCAAGGGTGACTATTGGATATACACTGGACGAGTTCGTGTGGCTATTGACGGTTTTGTTGTGATGCCAAACAGCATCATCTATTATGATGGGCGTTATATGCGTCCAATTGACTTTAAGCAAGTACACGATGCCGAAATCAAGCCAAAATATGATGTATGCATCATAGGTGGAGGTGCAGGTGGTATCGGTGCAGCATACGCTCTTCGCAATCAAGGCTATCGCGTCTGCTTGGTTGAGCGATTGGACACATTGGGCGGCACACATTGTAACGCAGGTGTTGGATTGCTCATTGCCACACCGCTCGGAGATTGGTATAAAGAGCTGGCGATGGATATGTATGCTGACGGTATTTTGAATTTTTACAAATACGCAAACTCTGGCAACCCATACACAGGTGTCGGTTCGGGAACGCACTTTGAGCGTGCATGGCGGTCAGCTCTGTTCAGCGATGAGAAAAATCGGATTAACGGTTTTAAGGGTAACCACCTATGGCTTTCGGACACAAGAGTCGGTGACCGCTACCTTAAAGACATCAGCGAGGGCGGCATAGATGTGCTGACAAACTACGAACTGATTGAGACTAGAGCGGCAGACTCAAAAGTGGACGAAATCATCATTCGTTCTTTACTTGACGGAGCGAAAAAGACGATATGTGCTGACTACTTCATTGATTGCAGCGGGAATGGTGTCTTGTTCCTCAACGACAACAACCTTCAGCTTGATGTGGACTATTACATCGGCACTGACCCTCGAGACAGGTTCAACGAAACCACATATCCGAGCGGATACGCAGGCGACCATGATGGCATTAACACATTAGAACCAATATATTATACTGTAGGTAGGAATTATTGGCCGGGTGAGGAAGTTGCCCCATATCCAAAATACAAAAGATATAGCGACTTGCTTAACAAGGATAACTTCACTTATCACTCGATTGGTGATATAAATGTTGCTCAAAAAAGTCAATCATATTCAACGAGCATGTCAGCTAAGGCTTTCAGAGAGAAATCTCTTGAATGGAACTACGCTGATGGACTAGATAGGGCAATTGCGTTAAGTCAAGGAAGTACACGCCGTATCCAAAAAATGCTTGCAATACGTGAAGCATACCGAATAAAGTGTGATAGAATGCTTACAACAGCAGACCTTGCAACACAAGCGACATCACAAAATATAACAGATACTCATGCTATAGCATTGTCGACCTGGTATGTTGACATACATACACCAACCCAAAGTTACACTGTAAACAATATCGTGGCTAATGGCATACCATACGAATGTATGATACCAGCATGTTACACAAATGTGCTTATCGGATGCAGGGCATATGGAGCGAGCCATCTTGCACAAGCAAGCGCAAGACTTGCAAAGACGATGATGGAACTGGGTCACTCGGCAGGAATGGCAATACTGCAATTGCTGGAGCGTAACACTGTGCGAGAAGATGTGCGTAAGGTAGATGTGTCTGCATTGCAAAGCAGTATCGGCATGGCAGACTTGATGGCAGAGATTGAGGAGTATTTCTATGGCTCAACCGTAAACTACGAAGTACTCGGGACATAACTGAGTTAAATTCAAGGACTAAGTGATGATATAAAAAATTAACTATTTAAGTAGTAAAAACAAAATAATGACTATAAAATGAACATCGAAAACATAAGACGAGTGTTTTTCACGCTTTTCGGGGCCCTTGCTACCGCGCTGGCACCTACTCTGCCATACGTGCTGCTGTGCACCGCAGCCGTGCTGGCCGACTGCCTCAGCGCCTTGATGCTCGCACGCAGGGCACGCAAGGTGCTGCCAAGGCTGACCAACCCCGACACGGCAAAACTCAAGTCGCACCACTTCGGAGGGACAATCGTGACGCTCATGGAGGTCTACGCCCTGCTTATTTTCGCTTACTACCTGCACATGTACGTCACCAGTTCGATGCCATTCGATGCGCTCAAGCTGAGCGCAGGAGGCGTGATATTTTGGCAGGGTTGGTCCATCCTCGAGAACATGAGCAGCTGCAACGGCGCCCGATGGGCCAAGCTGCTGCAAAACGTCATGGTCGACAAGACAGCAAGGCACCTCGACATTGACCGCGACGAACTCGAAGAGGTGCTCAACAGCCGCCGCTCAGGCGAAGACACAACCGCTGTTAACGAGGAGAGCGGGCCTCAGCAGCACAAACACAAACAATCATGAAGTATTTCACCATGCGTGAACTCACGCGCAGCGCAACAGCAAAAAGACTTGGCATCGACAACGAGCCCACCGAGGCCGTAAAGGCCAACCTTACCGCCCTGGTCGAGCACATTCTCGACCCGTTGCGCGAGGCTTGGGGCGCGCCCATCATCGTGACCAGCGGCTACCGTAGCCCGCGGCTCAACAAGGCCGTGAACGGGGCTGCATCGAGCCAGCACGTAATCGGCCAGGCCGCCGACATCCACACCGTGAGCGACCGCCCCGAGGACAACCGCAAGCTGCTTGACCTCATCATCGAGCTCGGCCTGCCCTACGACCAAGTGATTAACGAGTACCCCGACCGCAAGGGAGGACCTGACTGGGTACACGTGTCCTACGGGCCACGGAACCGCCGCAACCGCCTGATTTGCGTACGCGGCAAGTACAAACCAGGCTTAAACCCCTAAAGCCATGAAAGAGGACATTGGAACAAGAAGTGAGGGCTGTGCAGGTGCGGGCGTTACCGTGCTCATCATCATCGCAGCACTTGGAATGCTGCTTTGCATGTGCTCGTGCAAGACACAAACAAAGGTAGTTGAGGTACCCACCTATCTGCACGACACAACGACCGTATACCGCTACCAGGTGCGCCACGACACCCTGCACAGCTACACGCGCGACAGCGTGTACATGTACGTCAAAGGCGACACGGTGTATCACAACGCCGTGCGCTACATCGACAACTCGCGTGTGGTGTACCGCTGTGACACTGTGCACAGCAACAAAGTTGTAGAACGCCCAGTAGTGGTGACCAAGACACAAGTCAAGGAGGTCGAGAAGAAGCTAAGCAAGTGGCAGCGCTTGAAGATGAAGCTCGGCGGCTGGCTGTTGGCAGTGCTAGTGGTTGTGTTACTTGGTGGCTGTGCGTATGGAATAATCAAGCTAAGAAAGATATATAGGTAGGTTTTTTTCATAAAATTACTTAGTTCGACTTCAGTCGCTTTGCATGAGATATGTAGAGCGGCTTTGTTTTAATACTTTTGTTGTTAAAAATTGTTAACCGTAAACAATATAAACAATTCATTGTTTCTACCTAAGTGGTTGAAAATCAAATATTTATATATGCCGTAAACAAATAAACAATAATTCTATATATAATTTGTGTTAAATTTTCCAATTAAGCAGTGGAGTTTAAAAATTAAAATATAAATATTAGAGGTTATTGTTTATTTGTTTCTCTTGTTTACAGCTTAAAAACCGCATCATTGCTGCAGCTTATCGGAACAAAATTATTGCCGTTAACTTTTTTTAACTAAATTTTTTATTATTATATGGGAAAAAATTATTAATTTTGTCATTGAAATTATTTCGCGTGCGTATTCATTATTACATTAATAACAATGGAAACATTCAACATTACAAAAATTATGGAGCAATATGCTCCAAATACTGATGAATTAAGCAAAGTGCTTTTTCCACATATCAAATACCCTAAACAGGCATTTGATAGAGTTCTTAAAGGAGAAGCCAATTTAGATTCAGAACAAATAACAAGACTTGCTTCGTATTTAGGAATTCTTGTCTCGGACCTTTTTAATTTGAAAGATGATTGGAAGGGCTCGTATGATACAACTAAAAAATGCCTTATTTTTACAAAAGGTGAGTACAAAATAAATCTTAACTATAACGGCTCTTTTATCACAGTGTACAAAGATAATAAAGTTATACACCAAGAAGTTAAGAGCTGTGCTGATAGTATGACTTTCGAAGATTTTATTCGATATATTAACAAATTTATTGTCTAACATTTTAAAATTAAGTTTTTTATGGAAACAATCCAGATTAATGTGAACGTTGAGCTCAACATGTCGCAAGACACGAAGGATTTTATTTCTTCGTTGTTTAAATCTAATTTGCAAGGTACGCCGTCTGCTCCTGCTAAACAAATTTCGGCTCCTGTTAAACCAGCCCCTGCTCCTGCTAAGCCTGTAACTCATATTCCTGCTAAGCCAGTTTCGGCTCCAGCTAAGCCGGCTTCAGTTTCTACATCTATTACTATTGAGCAAGTACGCCAAGCTCTTGCAGCTAAAATCAATGGCCACCGTGAAGAGATTAAGAGCAAGCTTAATAGCTTCGGTGCTCCTTCTGTTACTAAGCTTGACCCAGCTAAGTATTCTGAAATGTTTACATTCCTTAATAGCTTGTCATAATGGCTGTTACTGCGTCAACAAAACTTCAAAAGCATAGTGAAAGAGACCACGCATTGCTTGCGGCATCAGCTGCTAATCGGTGGCTTAATTGTACACCAAGTGCTAAACTTGAAGATGCTGAAGGTCCTCGTGAATCTTCTATCTATGCTGAAGAGGGTACACTTGCTCATGAGCTTGGAGAGCTATATATTAGGCACGATGTGCTAGAAACAATTGATGACCAAGTATTTTCCGATAGATTTGATGAGATTATGAATAATCAGCTCTTTTCTGAGGAAATGCTTGATGTGGTGCCAATCTATGTTGACTATTGTACAGAGCAGTTTAATGCGGCTAAAGCTAATGATGCTCAATCTATTATGGACGTTGAGCAAAAACTCGATTTAACAGAATATGTACCAGAGAGCTTTGGAACTGCTGACTGTGTAGTCATAGGTGGTAATCTTATTGAGGTCATTGATTATAAGCACGGTAAAGGTGTTCCAGTTTATGCTGAGTGGAACAAGCAATTAATGCTCTATGGGCTCGGAGCTCTGCGTAAATATGATATGTTATTTGATATTGAGGAAGTACGCTTAACAATTGTTCAACCTCGTATTAATAATATTTCATCATGGCAAATTTCAGTTAAAGAACTTATTGATTGGGCTGAGACTGAACTTGCTCCAGCAGCCAAACTTGCATTTGCTGGAGACGGAGAATTAAAAGCCGGTGAGTGGTGTAAGTTTTGCGCTGTTAAAAATAGGTGTAAAGCTTTATACCAAAAAAACATGGAGCTTGCTAAATACGATTTTCAAAAACCTGCTCTTCTTAATGATGAAGAAATTGCTGATATTCTTAAGAAAACTCCAGCCCTTATTGAGTGGGCAAAGTCAATTCAAGAATATGCTCAAGATAAAGCAATAAATCAGGGAAAAGTATGGCCAGGTTTTAAACTCGTAGAAGGTATTTCGCGGCGTAAATGGCTTGATGAAGATGCAGTAGCTGAAGCTATTTTTACAAAGATTCCAGAAGCATCTGAAGACCAAGTATATGATATGAAGCTTAAAACTATTACGCAGATTGAAAAGATATTTGGCAAAAAGACTGTCGCTGAACAACTTTCTGATGTAATTGTTAAACCTCAAGGAAAGCCTACTCTTGTACCTGTTTCTGATAAACGACCAGCACTAGGAACAGAAGAAGCAATTAATGATTTTAAATAACCCCCATTTTAGTAATTTTATAATATGGAAAATTCGACAAAAGTAGTAACTGGCAAAGTTCGTTTTTGCTATGCAAACGTGTTTGAGCCTGTTGCGATGAACGACGGAGAAACTCCGAAGTACAGTGTGTGCATCCTTATTCCTAAGACCGACACTAAGACTCTGGATGCAATTAACAAAGCCATTGAAGCCGCAAAAATTGCTGGAAAGGCAAAGATTGCGGATAAAAATGGCCGAATCCCCTCTACACTCAAATCGCCGCTGCGCGATGGCGATGACGAGCGTAGTGATGACCCGACATTTAAAGGCATGATGTTTATCAATGCTAATTCTAATCGTAAACCAGCTATTGTTGATAAGTCTTTAAATGAAATCATGAGCCGCGATGAGTTTTACTCAGGTTGCTATGGCCGTGTCTCTTTGAACTTTTATGCATTTAATGTTCAGTCAAAAGGTATTGCAGCTGGTCTTCAAAATCTGCAAAAGCTTGAAGATGGCGAGATGCTTACAGGTGGTTCTACTGCTGAGGAAGACTTTGGCGGTGAGAACGAATGGGCTGATGACGACTTAATGTAAAAGTTCTTTGCTTTAACCCGCAGAGAAAGAGATAATTAATGTTTTTGAATCTTTGCGGGTTATTTATGGACTTCTGGTGTAATTGGCGCATAAGTAATCATATTTTTCTGCCTGCAATCCAACTGTTTTCTTTATTCTCATCCTAATTTGTATTTATGATTACTGGAAGAAGTTCGAATCTTCTGAAGTCCACTGCTATATTTAAAATTATTAAATTATGGTTTACGATAGAGAATTATTCATTGATGTAGAAACATTCTCATCTGTAGATATTAAGGAGTGTGGAGCTTATAAGTACATAGCTTCTCCAGACTTCGAAATATTAATATGCAGTTATGCATTTGGTGATGATGATGTTGTTACAATAGATTTAGCTTGCGATGAAGCTTTACCAGAAGAGTTTATAGAAGCTTTACACGACCCGCTGTGTTTAAAAGTAGCTCATAATGCCGTATTTGAACGTAGATGCTTTGAACGAATAGGTATACACACTGAAATATCTGAATGGTATTGCACCTCAATAAAAGCTGCTTATTGTGGTTTACCTCTTTCACTTGACGAGGTATCAAAACGGTTAGACCTTAAAGATAAGAAGCTTAGTACTGGCAAAGCTCTTATTAAGTATTTTTCATGTCCTTGTAAACCTACTAAAATAAATGGTGGGCGTACACGCAATTATCCTATGGATGCGCCAGAAAAATGGGCGATATATAAAGAATACAACGTGTATGATGTACTTGCAGAGCGCGAGATATATAGAAAACTTGAAATGTATGAAATTCCAGAAGTGGAAAGACAACTATACGTAGTTGACCAGCGAATCAATGACAGAGGCATTATGATTGATAGAGAACTTGCTGAGTCAGCTATTTATGTTGATAACGTTTATAGCAATTACCTAATTGAACAAGCTAAAGAAATTACACATCTTGAAAATCCTAAGTCTCCAATCCAAATGCGCAAATGGATTAAAAAGGTTACTGGGGTTGAAGTTAAATCACTTGCAAAAGACGTAATACCAGATGTATTAGACCAAGTTAAAGAATTTCCTCAGGTTGTTAAAGCACTTGGTATATATAAAAAACTTAGCAAAACGTCAATTAAGAAATATTATGCGATGATTAATTGTTCTACTTCTGATGACAGAGTTAGAGGAACATTCCAGTTTTATGGCGCAAATAGAACAGGTAGATGGGCAGGTCGGCTATTACAATTACAGAATTTATCTAAAAATCATTTTGCCGATATTGATACACCGCGTAATCTAATTAGAGAGCGAGACTGGGAAGCCGTAGATATATTATATGGCAATGTTTCTGATGTTCTTTCTCAATTAGTTAGAACAGCTCTTATTGCTCCAAAAGGCTACATATATTCAGTTGCTGATTTTTCTGCTATTGAGGCTCGTGTAGTATCATGGCTTGCAAATGAACATTGGCGCATGGAAGTATTTAGAGGTGATGGTAAAATTTATGAGGCTACAGGCTCTAAAATGTTTGGTGTGCCAATATCTGCAATTACTAAAGGTTCTGTTTTGCGCGACAAATCAAAAATATCTGAGCTTGCTCTTGGTTATGGTGGCTCACTCGGAGCGCTTAAGCGTATGGGCGGTGAGAAAATGGGCTTAGCAGATGCAGAGATGATAAGCCTTGTTAAGAAATGGCGAAACGCGAATCCTGCAATTGTTTCTATGTGGGAAGAAATTGAGAATTGTGCGCACGAAGCAGTGAGGTATCATAGAAAAGTACGTGGTACTTGTCGCAATTTAATATTTGATTGTGATAATAGATATTTTACAATAATGCTTCCTTCTGGCAGAAAATTGTTTTATGCTAATCCACACTTTAAAGATAAACGAATAGGTAGGTCTACAATACCAACAAGAGCTTTATGTTATGATGGTATTATACAAGAGACCAAACAGTGGGGAGAAACTGATACTTACGGTGGTAAATTAACAGAGAATATTGTGCAAGCAATAGCTCGTGATTTAATTGGTTATTCTATGATGCAATTAGATAAAGCAGGCTATAGAATTGTGGCGCATATTCACGACGAGTGTATCGCTGAAGTACCTTGTGATGGTAAAGAACAACAGTATTATGATATAATGGCCGCTCTTATGGGAACTCCGCCTGATTGGGCTTCTGATTTACCTTTGAGAGCAGATGGTTATTTAACTCCATACTATAAGAAAGATTAGCTATGTTAGCAGAAGAACTAAATATACAGTATGATGGTATTTTAGAAATTGCAACTGGATTTGGAGCTAACACCAAAGTATGGAAAAATAAAAAGGTAAGGTGGAGTAAACTTGTAGCCAAATTATCAGAAGCAACTAAAACCAATGAGACTTATGCTCAATTCATGAGAGCAAGTAAAGCTGACCAAGGTAAAATAAAGGACGTTGGTGGCTTTGTCGGCGGTTTTCTTGACAAAGGACTTAGGCGTAAATCATCAATTACATATAAGCAATTAGTATCTCTTGATATTGACTTTTCTCATAATGACCTGTGGTGGGATTTTACAATGCTATATGATTGTGCTGCTGTAATTCATTCAACACATAAATCGTCACCAGAAAAACCTAGACACAGGTTATTAATTCCATTATCGCGTGAAGTAAATATAGAGGAATACCAAGCTATAGCAAGACGAATAGCTGGTGATTTAAATATTGAATTATTTGACCAATCCACATTTGAGCCAGAGCGACTAATGTTTTGGCCAAGCGTATCTATAGATTCAGAATACTATTTTGAATTTCAAGATGGCCCTTGGCTTGATGCAGATTATGTTCTTAATTTATATGATAATTGGCATGATACTACAGAATGGCCAACTACTTCAGATTCTGCAAATGCTATACTTAGTGATATAAAAAAGCAAGAAGACCCCGAAACAAAAAAAGGTATTGTTGGAGTATTTTGTCGAGCATATACTATTTCTAGTGTAATTGAAACATTTTTATCAGATATATATGAGCCAGTTTGCGATGGCCGATATACTTACAAACTTGGTTCTACGTCTGGTGGTCTTATCGTGTACGATGATAAATTTGCTTATTCACATCATGGCACAGACCCCGCGGGAGGTAGGTTATGTAATGCTTTTGACCTTGTTCGAATTCATAAATATGGTCACTTAGATACAGGTAAAGAAAAAGCAGAACATGATAAAGCTTCTTTTAAGGCAATGGAAGAGTTTGCGGCAAGAGATAATGCTGTTAAGCACCAAATTGCGAATGAAAAATTTGCAGAAGCTAAATTCGATTTTGCGGCAGAATTACCTGAAGATGTAAGTGAAGATGATACTTGGATAGAACAACTTGAAGCAAATACGAAAGGCGAATATAATAATTCAGCCACAAATATTAATCTCATTATCCAAAATGATAAATATTTGAAAAATGCGTTCAAGCTTAATATGTTTGATTCCAAGCGCTATATAATAAGGTCTGTGCCTTGGCGTAAAATAAGTGCAGAAGAACCTATGCGTGATGTTGATTATTCGGGTGTTCGTAATTATATTGAGTGTGTTTACGGTATTGTGTCTTCTCAAAAAATAGATGATGCTTTAGCACTTGATATAGAAAAACACAGTTTTCACCCAATTCAGCAATATCTTGATTCGCTTACTTGGGATGGGACACTAAGAGTTGATACACTTCTTATTGATTATTTTGGAGCTGTAGATAATAGTTATACAAGAGCCGCTATTCGTAAAACATTGTGTGCGGCTGTTACTCGAGTTTATCATCCAGGAGCTAAATTTGACATGGTATTAGTGCTTGTAGGTAAACAAGGAACATATAAAAGCACATTCGTTCGAAAGCTTGGCATGGATTGGTTCTCAGATACTTTTTCTACATTCCAAGGTAAAGAATCATTTGAGCAATTACGTGGAGCTTGGCTTGTAGAAATGGCAGAGCTTTCAGGTCTTAAAAAAGCTGAAGTTGAAACTATAAAGCAGTTTATTTCTAAATGTGATGATATGTATAGACCAGCCTATGGTCGAACTGTTGAAACATATAAACGCCAATGCGTATTTTTTGGTACAACTAATGATTCCGACTTTTTGCATGACCCTTCTGGTAATAGGCGTTTTAATCCTATTAATATAGATTTTGACAGAGCAACTAAATCTGTAAAAGATGATTTAACGCAAAACGAGGTAGACCAGATATGGGCTGAAGCTAAATATTTAACAGAGCAAGGCGAAAAATTATATTTTGATGATGAAGAAAGCGAACTTGCAAAGCAAAGTCAAGTTGAGCATTCAGCCGTAGATGAGCGTACAGGCCTAGTTGAAAAGTATCTTGAAAGATTATTACCAGAAGACTGGGAAACTAAAGATTTATTTGACCGCCGGTCTTGGTTAGATGACCCATTAGGGCCAGTTGGCTCAATTCAAAGACAATTTGTATGTACGGCTGAAATATGGTGCGAGTGTCTTGGCAAAGACAAAAATGATATGACTAGATATAATACAAAAGATATTAACAGCCTTATGGCTTCTCTTCCTAATTGGGAATTTGTCAGTTCAACTAAGAATTTTCCAATATATGGTAAACAACGATTTTATAGACGAAAAAGCAATTTATCATGAGTTTACGAGAACAAATATTTAATTATATTAAGCAGTTGTCAAAAGAAACTTCAGAGCTTTACAGAAAAGATATAGTTCACCATTTTGTAACGCTATATGGAGGAATATCAGCTAAAAATAATATACACTCGTCAGTAAGGTCACAAGCAGACACAGTTTTAAGACAACTTTGCTATCTTGGTTTTATACGTCGAGTAATAGGCTATAACGATACAACAGGAAATAAAATACGTGGTCATTATTGTTTTACAGATAAAGTAAAAGTATCTGACAAACTTACATATAAAGAATTATATGAAAATTACAAGCGAAAAATTAGTGGAACGCAAACTTGTAGAACTGACAACCCTTAATGGTGGAATGTGCATTAAACTTCTTAGTTTTCACATGATAGGATTGCCAGACAGGTTATGCATATTTCCCAAAGCAAAACTTGTATTCGTAGAAACAAAGACAACCAAACAAAAAGCCAGACCAATTCAATTATTTGTGCAAGATAAAATACGCAAACTTGGATTTAGAGTTGAAGTGGCTGATACTGTTGATAAGGTTATAAATATAATACAAGACGTAATAACAAAATGAATATAAACGATTTACATAAATACCAGAAAGTATGTGTTGAGCATATTATATCTCATCCATTCTGTGGCGTATTTCTTGATATGGGTCTTGGCAAAACCATATCAACTCTAACAGCTATAGAAGCACTTAAGTATGATTATTGTGAGATTGATACAGTTCTTGTAGTAGCTCCTAAGCGCGTGGCTGAGACTGTGTGGGAAGAAGAAGCTAAAAGCTGGGACCATACAAAACATCTTACATTCTCAAAAATTATAGGCACAGAACGACAAAGAATTGCAGCCCTTAAAGTTAAAGCCGATGTGTATATAATCTCACGTGATAATATAGCTTGGCTTTGTTCACTTTATGCTGCTAAACTTCCGTATGATATGCTTGTAATTGATGAGTTAAGTAGCTTTAAAGCACATCAAACTCAGAGATTTAAGTCGCTAAAGCTTGCGCGTCCTTGGTTTAAGCGCGTTGTGGGTCTCACCGGAACACCAGCACCTAATGGCCTTATAAATCTGTGGTCACAAATGTATCTTATTGATAGAGGCCAAAGATTAGAAAAGACGATTACAGCTTATCGCAGTAGATATTTTAGACCTGGTGCTTCTAATGGCTATGTAGTTTATTCATATAATTTACTGGCAGATTCTGAGAGGCTTATTCATGAAAAAATAAAAGATATTTGTATAAGCATGAAAGCCGAAGATTATCTTGAAATGCCGGAACGCATAGATAATTTTGTTAAAGTTACTATGCCTGATAAGCTCTATGATATGTATAAAAAATTTGAAAGAGATAATATAATAACTCTTGCTGCAGAAGTAGAAGAAGGCGCAACTACCATTAATGCTGTTAATGCGGCCGCTCTTTCAAATAAACTTTTACAATTTGCAAATGGCGCAATGTATGACGAGAATAAAAACGTTGTGCAGATTCATGACTTGAAGCTTGAAGCGCTAAAGGAAATAATTGATACATCTAATGGAAAACCAATTTTGGTTGCATGGACGTATCAATTTGACCGCGATAGAATTATGAATTATTTTAGAAATTTAAGCCCGCGTGAACTTAAAACTGCTCAAGATATAAATGACTGGAATGATGGAAAAGTACAACTCATGTTGGCACATCCGGCGTCTGCAGGTCATGGTATTAATCTACAAGCAGGAGGTAATATTATAGTTTGGTATGGGCTTACGTGGTCTCTTGAGTTATATCAGCAATTTAATGCTCGTTTATATAGACAAGGTCAAAAGCAAAGAACTATAATACATCATATTGTAACAAGCAAAACGCATGATGAAGATGTAGTTAAAGCTTTAAAATCGAAAGACAAGACCCAAAACAGTCTTATGAATAGCATTAAAGCTAAGCTTGAGATGTATAAAGCATTTATGAAAAAATAACTGTTAAAATAATGAATGGTTAATAAGTGTTAAAAACATATAAATGTTTGAAAATAATTTTTTTATTTGAGAAATTTTTTTTAATTTTACACTAACAACGATATAATATGAACATTTTAAAAAAAGCAGATGAGATTGTTAATCACCGCTCAGAAGAAAAGGAACGCATGTACGGGCCTTTTAGCGAGTCAATGAAGAGAGCAACAAATATTTATAATGCTGCTTCTCCAAGTAATGAACAAATTTCTGTTCAAGGTATGTATCGTGCGCTTGTAGCTCTTAAGCTTTCACGTGAAGCTTATAGCCACAGAGAAGATAATTTATTAGATGCCGTGGCATATATAGGCGCAATGAATAATTATATTAATGAGCAAGAACAATTAAAAATTATTGATAAACTTTAATTTTATAGTTAATTATGGCATTACCGTACAACACTACCGACCTCTCGCCTGATAAAGCGTTTGAGCGCCATGTATTTCACAGGGACCAATTTGCACATTATTTGCGCTGGACTCATATTTTGAAAGAAGCCAAAATTGGTGAATCTATTGTTGATTTTGGTTGTGGTCAAGCTAATCTTTTAGAGGTTTTATACCGTAACAGATTTAAGCAAAAATCTTACGTAGGTATTGATATTCGCGAAAGAACTATAGAAGCTGCAAAGGAAAAATTCAAAAATGTTGCATGGGCAAAGTTCTATGTAGCAGACCTCGTTAAGCCTTATATGGACTTTAGTCAATTTAACGCGGACAAGGTTTGTTCATTTGAAGTACTTGAACATGTAGGCAAACAAAACGGAGACATTTTTCTTGAGCATTTTAAAGCTTGTGGAAATAATAATGCTACTTATTATCTATCAACTCCGAATTACGACCCATCGGTAGGAGCTGCTGGTAACCACACATACGATTCTGGCGATGGCAGAGGTGTAGACGTCCAAGAATATGACCATTGGGAGCTTGAAGCTTTACTTAAAAAGCATTTTCAGATTATTAAGAAATTTGGCACGTTTGCTTCTAAAAAAGACTACAAACCGCATTTGAATGCTTGGCAAAAAGAGATGCTCAAAGCTCTTGACGAGTACTACGATTCAAACTTAATTGCCAATATCATGGCCCCAATGTTCCCAGATTTGGCTCGTAATACACTTTGGGTTATGAAGCGCAAATCAGGTGATTATAAACTTGAAGGGCCAAAGCAGCCCAGTTTATTTGATAATGAAGATGACCTTTTTTAATATTATTAAAAATGTTAAGGGCGAGAAAAAAATCATATAATGCCAACTCATTCAGTATTGAAAAATCAGGATTGGATGAAAATAATCTTAACTTGTTTTTCAATATGATATATGATAGGCAGCTGCTATGGAAAAAAAGATTTATAGACCATGCTCCTCCACCATGGACTGATAATGAAATATTCAGGGAATACAAATTTTGTAATCTTTACAGAGAACATGATAGAAGCTCACAATGGGAGATTCGTAATATTATAATGGATGATTCATTGTCAGATAAAAATCTTGTTTGGAAAATACTTGTCTACAGAAGTTTTAACAACCCAGAAACTTTTGCAAGAGCCATAGATAAATGGCAAAATGGTATTCCAAACTATGAAGACTACAGTGAAGATGAATTTGCGGAGCATATATCTATTATTCGGGACATGGGTTTAAATCCGTTTACTAATGCATATAATATATCTGGTGCTATTGTTTCTGGTGGCTCTGTAGATAATGCATACTGTCACACAGTTATACCAGCTATACACAAAAGTATGGATGCTATATGTATGATATTAGAAACTGCAGCTAACCCAGAACAGATTATTACGTTTTTGATGACTTTACCAGGAGTATCATCATTTGTTGCCCATGAGTTTTATCAAGATTTGACATATATTTCAATATACACCGACAGAGCTGTAATGAGATTTAATCAAAATGATTATACAAATCTCGGTCCTGGTTCTTCACAGGGAGTAAGGCTAATATTTCCTAAATTAAAAGGCTCTGAGCAAATTTCATGCTATTCTTATTTACAAGATATAGCGGAAGAAAAGCTTGAAGAAATAGCCTTTGAAAAAGGTGAATTAATGCCTTATACAGCATGGAACAAAGAAACTCATAAGTATGATATTATTACAGAAAATAATTTATCATTAAATCAAATAGAAGGTGCCCTGTGTGAGTTTAGTAAATACGTAAGAATTCTTAGAAAAACTGGAAGACCGAGATGCCCAAAATTTGAGCCGAGAACAAGTTATATTATCGTAGAGCAAAGTGTCTGTAATCAAGAAGATTTCTTTACGGATATGAGTGAACTTATAGGAGGACGTCGTCTTTTGAAACGCAAGCAGAATAATTCTGCGGCAACAGCGAAAAAATTCTATAGAAATGCAGATTTATGTATTGACTTAAATTTAAAATTAGATTTACAAAATATTGACTTTTTATTAACTAAATTAAAACAATTATGGTAACAAATGCAGACATCAAAATTCTTAATGAATTTTTGGAAAATCGAGACGTTAAGTATGTATTGACAGGTTCAGCTGCACTTTTCTATCACGGAATGTTGATGAAAGGTAATTTGAGCGTTAATGACATTGATATTATTGTGCTTACCACTCGTGATACTCGCAAGCCATTGCAGACAATGTTTAAAGAACTTGAGCGCTTTACAGGGTGTGAAAAAATCAATAATTATCCAACACAGAATTGTTATACTTTTAAAGTAGGCCCAAATAATGTTTTGGTAAATGTGTTTGAAGGTCCTCTTGGTGACGTGCCATATTGTCAAATGAATATTGATAATGATACAGAAATCTGTGTGCACCCAGTAATGAATATTCTTGAAAGAAAATTCGGGCTTCGCCGTCAAAAAGATTATGAGTACTATTTGGCTCTTATGAAGCACATAAGTTCTTTGTTTTTTTCAGAGTTTGAAGTGTGATATGTTCGAGAAAGTAAATCCTAATCATCCGGATAAAATTGCCGATAGAATAGCAGGCGCAATTGTAGATTTAGCTTATACTAAGTCAAAGAATCCGAAAATAGCAGTAGAAGTACTTATTGGCCATTCGCGAGCTTTTATAATAGCAGAAACCAGCGAAAAGCTCGAAGTGCCCGAAGTCAAAAGAATCGTAGCAAGAATTGCCAGTATTTATGATGTGATTTATGTTGAAGTGCCACAAGATTCTCATCTTAGAGCTAATCAAGCAGACAAACTTCGTTGCGGTGATAATGGTATCTTTAAAGGTTGCCCCATTACAGAAGAACAAGGTTTATTGCAAGAAATTGCTGAAGGTTTATACATCAAGTTTGTTTCCGACGGCAAATACATTATTGACAGTAAGGACTTAATTATTTGCCAAAGCAACATTAAATGCAATAAATCAATAGAAGATTGGTTGTCAGAACAATATGATGGAACAAATCGTCTGTCTGGCATAATAGAAATCAATCCTCTTGGTCCGTGGACTGGTGGTCTTGATGTAGATTGTGGAGCTACAAATCGTAAGCTCGGCAGTGACATGGGAGATGCAGTTACAGGTGGTGGCTTACACGGTAAAGATTTAAGTAAGGCTGATGTTACACTTAATATATATTGTCATCTAAAAGCACAAAAATTGGGCAAAAAAGTTGAGCTATGCTGCGCTATTGGTGACGATGTAGTGGATGGTAAGCCATATTCTGAACTTGTTGAAATTGCTCGCGAATACATAAAAAGAATTGGTGGCTTTGAGAAATTTGCGGCATGGGGCCTTATTAGGCCATACCAAAAAGGTATAAATTATTTTGATATATTTGAAAGCATCAATAAAAATGACAATAACTAAAGCTAAATTTACCGCATTTGAAAGCCTTCGTGTTAAAGGCTCAATAAACATGCTTGACATTGAGCAAGGCACTAAACTTACAGGCCTTACAAAAAATGAATACATTGATATAATACGTAATTATAGTAAATATTGTAAAAAATTTATAGAAAAATGAAAATAGCTAAAGTAAGAAACGTAAAAACACCAGAAAGAGGTACGCCTAAGTCTGCAGGCATTGATTTTTTCGTGCCAAATGATTTTGTAGAACAAGTATTGCCTCCTCAACGTGATATACTTATTCCTTCAGGAATTAAAGCAAATGTACCTGAGAATTTTATGCTTATGGCAGCAGAAAAATCAGGTGTAGTAACGACAAAAAATGCAGCTATTCAAGCAGGGCGCAAACCAAAAGTAACAGCTTATAATACTGTGGTAGTTCTTGGCGCAAAAATTGTTGATGAAGATTATCAAGGTGAAATACATATCCATCTTGTAAACGTTGGCAATGAATATGTAATTATTAAGCCAGGTACTAAAATTGCTCAGTTTATCCTTGTGCCTGTGTCTTATGACACTGTAGAAGTCGTGCCAGAAAATGAATTATTTGACGAGGCCTCTGATAGGGGTGATGGTGGATTTGGTTCAACTGGCGAATAATTAAAATATTTCACAGAAACTCCCTATTTATATCCCAGATTCACCTAAATTATTTTATAATATAATTATATATTTAAAAATTTGATGATGATAGGATTAAAATATGGAGTTTCTGCTAAATAATTAATCTTATGAGACATAAAATTCCAGCAATAATAGATACTCCTGAATTCCTTAAATTTGTTAAAGTTTATATGCAAAAATTCAAAGATGAAAAAGGCTTTGGTGGCAGATGGCTGTACGAATATAAGGATATGGAGACTCGTGGTTTATTTAAACCTAATATCATAAAGGCTTTGTATAAAAAAATTTTACTTGGTACTTGCCATTTAGGTTATATACGAGAACATGCTATTTATTATATTGGAATATATGCCCAAGATGCTGCAGAAGCATATATTGATGAGCATATAAATGCTCTGTATGATATTCGAGTTATTACTGGAGAATTAGCCTATGATGACGATGATGACCCATATACAGATTTGACTTATGAAGAAGCAAC